TAGTTCTGACATCATATCGTTGAAGTCACCATCAATAGTTGGCAATACAATATCAACTCCACATTCTTTTGCTTTGCTCATGCCAATACCAGAACTGTCATTGTCTGCACAAATAACTATTTTCTTACCAATGTACTGGCTTGCAATCATTTGTGTTACTGGCTTAAGATTTCCAGCGTTAAATGCTATACAGACAGCAAGTTTTGTAGCTTGGTTTAAACTATCTGCTGTTGCAAATCCTTCTGCTATCAATAAAGTTTCAGACTCAGAAGGATCTCCTATCCAGCAATGACCTCCAAGCATCTTTCCACCAGAATGAAACCTTTTAGCACCGTCACTAAATATTGATTGTACAGACTGAATTTCTCCATCTGCACCATATACAGGTATGATTAACTTTCCGCCAAACATACGAGCCATATTTGGACGTATTCCTTTGTTAGTAAGATAATCATGACTTACAACTGGAACAGCATTATCAAATAAAACCTGCGCTTCCTTTGCTGCTACATAATAAGACGCATCACGTTCAGCTATTGCTTTTCGTTTAGCTTCTTCAAACTGTTGACGCATAGCCTCCTGCTCATGTATGTCTGGAACATAATCACGTTTCTCATGCCATTGGTGTTGCTCTCCACTGCGCCAACAACCAAACACAGCTCCTTTTGCATCATCAAAAACATGCACCCAACCAGAGCGATCATTACGCCTGCCGTTGGTTGAAAATCTTGTAACTTTACCAATAGCTATATTAGATGGTGGTTCATAACCAACTGACCTTATTGCATCACATAACTCAGGCAACATTGAAATAGTCACTCAGTCTTTTAATTAAATCATAGGGAATGATCTTCAATTTATTATTGGCAAACTTCCACAATACATTATATTTAATGCCAGTATTCTTTGATAAATAAGTTAAGTTTAAAGGTTGCAGTTTATTAATTATTTCTTCTGGTGTGAACATTATTTTTTTCCCTTTGTTAAAAATTATTTTGTTTTAGGTGTTGCAATTCTAAATTATTTAAGTAAAATGTGCAACGGAATTAGAGAAAAAGATTTTTAACCGTAAGGAGAAACACCATGAGCGTACTAAGCTCTATTGCTAAACCAGATGATCGTTCGATCATTTGCACTATAACAGGTGATGCTGGACTTGGAAAAACAAGTTTAGCTGCCACATTTCCAAAACCTATATTTATCAGAGCTGAAGATGGTTTACAAGCCATACCTGTTGCTTCAAGACCTGATGCTTTCCCCATTCTTAATACTGTTGACCAATTATGGGAGCAACTAACCGCTCTTATAAAAGATCAGCATGATTATAAAACTTTGGTAATAGACAGCGTTACGCAGTTAGACAATCTATTTATGAATCACATAGTCGATACTGACCCTAAAAAACCACGCACCATAGCACAAGCATTAGGTGGATACGGAGCTGGTTTTCAAGCATTAAGTTCTTATCATGGCAGAGTTCGTAAAGCTTCTGGCATCTTGAATGAAGCCAAAGGCATGAACATTGTTTTTATAGCACATAGTGAAACAGAAACAATAGAACTTCCTGACCAAGACCCTTATACACGCTACAACATTCGTATGCAGAAAAAGAGCGTGTCGCATTATACAGATAATGTTGACCTGGTTGGCTATTTAAAATTAGAAACACACACCTTTGGTGATGGGGATCGTAAAAAAGCCATAAGCGATGGCACAAGAATACTGGTAACATACGCCTCCGCTGCAAATGTTAGTAAAAACCGTTACGGTATTAGTGATGACTTATTAGTTGTAAACGGCACAAACCCACTTTTAAACTTAATCCCTTCAATCGGAGCATAACAGCATGGCAAATTTTTGGACTACAAGCGACAACAATGCAATTACTACAACTGGTGAATTTACTTCTGGTGGCGGTACTATTGAAAACATACCTGATAACACAACTTGCCTAGCAATGATTGATGAAGCAGGCCTTGCTGAATATCAAGGTGATGAATACATCAGCCTACGTTGGGTAATAGCAGAGCCAGCTATTTATAAAGGCCGTAAAGTGTTCCAAAAGGTTAGGGTTTTTGATGTTGATACTAAGAAAGCAGACAAAGCCAAAAAAATGTTAATGGCTATTGATGCAAATTGTGGTGGTAAGTTAGCATTAAATGATGAAACGCCAAACGATACGGCAATGGCAAAAGCATTACTGCATAAACCAATGCTTATTAAAGTAATGATATGGGAGATGAATGATCGTACAGGTAACTGGGTTGCATCTGTAGCACCACGCAGTAAAACAACAGCCGTACAAACACCAGAGCCAGTTGTAGTTGATGAAGGTCTACACGCTGACGTACCCTGGTAAATAAACCCCATGCACAAGGATGTGCATAACTTAACTATAAATATAAGGTAAATAAAATGACTACGTTAAACAGATTAACCCAGAAACAAGTATGGGAAATTTCAAAAAACATTGAAGCAAATATTGAGCTATACAAAGATGTTGAGTATAAAATTATAGCAAATGCAATGGTTGCATTATGTGGTTATGAAGTTACTGTGGCAAATATTCAGGGAATAAAAGAAGCAACTGGTTTACAAATTGGAAGACAAAGAGAAAAACCAGTTTCATCAATTCAAAAAGACATTCAATATATTGCCAATCTTTTGCTTAATACTGACAAATGGAGGAATGATGAGGTTTTACTCTCTATTTTTAACAAGAATACGGAGCAATAACAATGGAACAACGCACAGAAGAATGGTTTGCCGCCAGGAAGAACCGTGTAACAGGCTCAAGTGTTGGTGCAATACTAAGCATGTCGCCTTTTATGAAGCCAGAAGATGTTATGCGTAACATGGTGCGTGAATATCATGGTTATCCATCTGAGTTTAAGGGAAATGTAGCTACAAATTATGGTAATGATAATGAATCTATTGCATTAGCTGATTACCAGTTAAAGCACAATAAAAAGGTTGAGCTAACAGGTTTCCACAATTATGAGGATTGGCTAGGAGCTAGTCCTGATGGTTTGATTAATGATGATGGTTTAATTGAGATCAAATGTCCATACAGTTTAAGAGATAAAAACCCACCAGAGTTTAAGTCTATAGACTACCAAACCCATTACTGGTTGCAGATACAAATACAGTTGTTAGTAACTGGCAGGGAATGGTGTCATTTCTATCAATGGTCTGCACATGGAGAGATGCTAGAAACAGTTTGGTTTAATCCTTTAGCTATTGATAAATACTTACCGGAATTGCGAGAATTTTATGATAAGTATCTTGTGGAGCGTGAAGCGCCATCCTGCTTAAAGTATCTGCAAGACAAGCGCCAACAGTTGCAATGTGAAGCAATGCTGGAGTTATACCTTGCCGCTACAGAAGAAATTAAGAAGCTGGAGGCAACACGCAAAGATATATTGGCTGAAATAGTTTCCCTTGCTGGTGATAAAGATAGTGAGATTGCTGGACACAAGCTAACACAAGTACACCGTGATGGAGCTATATCCTACGCTAAAGCGATAAAAGAGCTATTGCCTGATGCAGACCTTACTAAATACCAGTCTGCTCCCAGTAGTTATTGGCGTTTAACGTGAAACTCCGTCCCTACCAACAACAAGCGCATGATGCAAATATATATTTAATTGTGTCAGTTATTCCTATATAATGGACTAAACGACACAATGGAGAATAATATGAATAAATGTAATTTTAATAACTGTGAAAGAAAAGCTGTATGTAAGAAATATTGTGATATGCACTATAGAAGGCTTTTAAAAAATGGTGATGTTAATAACTATGGAAATAGAATAAAAGATACAGGAAATATTACAGAAAGATTCCATAAAAAATATATTGTTAAAGAAAATGGTTGTTGGATGTGGGAAGGAAGCACAAGAGCAAATAGCAAAGGTGTTTTATATCCAAGAATAAGTAAAGGCAAAAAAGACATTGGAGCGCACAGGTTTTCTTACATGATGATACATGGGGAAATTAAATCAGGAATGTATGTCTGTCATAAATGTGATACGCCATTATGCGTAAATCCAGATCATTTATTTATTGGAACGCATAAAGATAATATGGCAGATATGGTTAATAAAGGCAGGTCGCATAAAGGAACTGGAGAATATGCAAATAGTTCTAAATTAACAAATGAACAAGCAAAACAAATAAGATCAATTAATTTATCTGGATCAAAACTTGCAAATTTATTTGGGGTTTCTCAAGCAACTATTAGTCGCATTATAAGAAAAGAAACTTATCAAAATGCTTAAGCTAAGAGATTACCAAAATAAAGCCGTAGATGATGCTTTTGAGCATATAAAAATATCAACTGAACCTTGTTTGATTGAAGCATTTACGGCAGCAGGAAAATCATTAATAGTTGCTGAACTTGCTAGAAAAATACATGAGTTTAGTGGTAAGAAAGTTTTATGTTTGCAACCTTCTCGTGAGCTTTGCCAGCAAAACATAGAAAAATACTTAGCCACTGGTAATGAATGTTCAATATTTAGCGCATCACTTGGAACTAAATGTATAAAACATAATGTAGTGTATGGGACTCCAAAAACAGTAGTTAATAAAATACATCGGTTTGGTAATCAATTTGGTGCAATCATACTTGATGAGGCTCACGAATCATTAACACCAACCATATTTAATATTATTGATTCTATAAAAAAACATAATCCTAATTTAAGGGTTATTGGATTAACCAGCACACCTTTTAAGTTAGGACTTGGATATATTTATAAACTTGATTTAAACGATAAACCAATACCAGAAGCGATTGCTAAAAACCCTTATTTTTATAAACTTGTTTGTCAAATATCTGGAAGATATTTATTGGAGCATGGTTATATTACAAAACCTGTTATTGGGGAGATTAATTCAGCATCTTATGATACTTCAGGATTAAAGCTAAATAGCTTTGGTAAATTTGATGATAAAACAATTGATGCTGCTTTTGTTGGTCACGGCAGAAAAACATCGTTAATTGTTTCTGATGTTGTAACTCAATCTGTAAACAGAAAAAGCATTATGTTTTTTGGTGCAACAATAAAGCATTGTGAAGAGATACTTGCATCATTGCCACCAGTAATATCTGCAATGATTACAGGCAAGACAAATAAAAAAGAACGTGAACAAATAATTTTAGACTTTAAAGCACAAAAAATTAAATATTTAGTGTCTGTTGATACGTTGACAACTGGCTTTGATTGTACCTCGGTAGATGTTATAGCTTTACTAAGAAAAACAGAGTCTAGTGCGCTTCTTGGGCAAATTATAGGTAGATCAGTAAGAATACATGAAGGTAAAAAAGATGCTTTGATTTTGGATTACGCTCAAAACATTGATATGCACTTTCCAGATGGAGATTTGTTTAATCCAGAGATTAAATCTGTTTTTAAATCTGAAGGAGAATTGTCGCCAGTTATTTCTGAATGTCCTGAATGTAAATGCGTTAATCAATTTTCTGCTAAAAAGAATGATGAAAAATTTAGTATAAATAAACATGGTTATTTTATAGATTTAGAAGGCAATGAGATAGAAACAGAATACGGAGCTATGCCAGCTCATTGGGGAAGGAGATGTCAAGGTTATACACTTATAAAAGGAAAGTATAGTCAATGCGCTTATCGTTATACGCATAAACTATGCGAGGTATGCGAATCTGAGAATGATATAACTGCAAGATACTGCTCATGTTGTAAGAACGAATTAATAAACCCTAATGATCGCCTGGTGGCTGACTTCCAAATGAAAAAGAAAGACCCAACACAAATACAGACTGATAAGGTTGTTGCAATGCGTGCAACACCCACACTAAGCAAGGCAGGAAATGAATGTTTACGGGTTGATTTTGTAACCGAGTATAGATCGTTTCCAGTATGGTTTACCATGAAGATGCAGAAGCACTACGATGCTTTTATGGCATTTACTGATGGAGGCTTTACAACGCCAAATACCATCACATATAAAAAGAGTGGTGATTTCTTTAAAATATACGACTACAACAGGAGTGCCGATGAAGTTCCACAATGACATACAAGTATTTGGCAACATAGATTTTCGAGGGGAATGTCCTAGTGAATCTGCTGAAGCAGTAACCTTTTTTGCAAAACTACGCAGGGAACACCCAGACAGCTATGGTTTGATTGCAACGCACATTAGGAATGAAGGGTTGCGTACATTCTACCAGGCAACCAAACAGAAGAGCGAGGGGATGACAAAAGGTGCGCCTGATATTATTATTCCGGCAAGCGTTGCGTTCATCTGTGAACTAAAACGTCAAGACCACACCAAGTCAAAATGGCAGGATGGACAGCAAGAATACCTCTTGGAAGCCCAGAAACAGGGAGCTTTCGTCTGTATTGCGCTTGGTTATGTTGGAGCGTACACAGCATTTAATTTGTGGAAAGATAAAGAATCTTTACATTCTGTAAAATAAATATTATTATTTAACCCTACAAACAAATAAATAAAAATAAAGGGGAATAAAATGAATACTGAAGATGAAGCAACAACTTGGTTAAAAGACATGGTTGATTCAGAAACTTATTATCCTGAGTCAAGACAAAGCAGAGCATGGGCAATAATAAATGAATTAAAAGCTAAGTACGCTAATTTAACAGAAGAAGAATGGTCGGAAGAAGATCAAGATCATTTTGAATATGCTTATGAAGCAACTCAAGCAGATTGTCCTGGATATTAAATAAATTTAAACCACCGCCTCAAGGACGAGGCATTAACTACAACTATAAAAGGTAAAAACCATGAACAATAAAACAGCAATTATATTAATCTTATCAGCCTTTACATTAGGTGGCTTTATTGGCGCAACATATACAAAAGAAAGCCATGCCGTACAAATACACAAGACTGGCTCTGGCATGTTTATTATCGACAACAGCCCTAAAGGTGAGCGTATCTACCAGGTGTTGGAGCTACCAACCAACGTGCCTAGCTTTGTAAGTAAAGGAGAGTTCTAATGTTTGCCTATGACGAGCGTGAAGAAGCAAGCATGGAGTTTGATAGCGTAATTGATGATATGCTAACAGACCAAGCATTTGGTGGCAGTCTAGTAGCCCAATCATTTGTAGATTATCTGCAAGCTTTAATTAACGCTGACATAATAGAAACAGACGGATCAGATTTCTTTCAGCTATTAGAAAATGCTACATTATCCACCAAGTACACAGATATTAATGTGCTAGTCCAAAACGCCATGAACTGGAAAGCATTACAACTAATAACTTTTTGAAGGGAGGCAACCACTCGCCAGCCGTAAAAAGCTGGCTTTTTTTTTAGGATAAAAGATTATGAAAGATTACAAGAACCCACCATTAATACCATTTACAAAACACCAAAAGATATTATTGATTGCAATGACAGTTGCATTTATTTTGTTGGTGATAGAAGGCATTTGTTTATGATGACGGAGCAGGAACGGATTATAAAAAGGAGGGAACATAACCAGCGTTACAGACAAGAAAACAAGTTATCAATAAATGCTCGTGCAAGAGCAAAAACATTGAGGTCAAAAATGCCCAATATGCCAGTTATAAATGTATCGTCAAACATGACCAAAAGAGAAATGGCTAAACTGGTTGGCGTTAAGATGTTAACCCTTGAAAAAATACTTAAGGATAAGAAATACTGCGCTCCAAAACATACTGGTGTGCATTTTGACGGTACTGTTCTTTATAACAGAGCGGCAATTATGGAATGGCTACCCTACGTTCGTGAAGCATCAGCGTTTATTGGCAAAGGCAAGCCAATTAAGATTACTGGCATGGCTGCACAGATAGTGGAGTTTATGCACAAAAATAAAAAAGTAGAATTGTTTTGTAATGAACTAAGACGCAAACAAATGGACATGAGGATTAACAATGGATAGGGATATTGATTTTGCATTGATGCTCCAAGTGCTACATGTAAAAGGTTATAGCCTGGCAGACATAGCCAGAAAGACAGGCACATCAATGAGTACGCTGTCAACCGTTAAACAAGAATCTAAATGCCCACCAGCAGGGTGGTTAGAAGCAATTAATCTTCTTGATTACTGGCTTAAAGCAACAGGGGAAAACCCTCCGAGGGTTGGGGATCATATTAGTGTAGAGGTGTGTGATGACTAAAATAAAACACCCACTATCTGATGAAACAGCACGCTGTCTTGGTAGCAACTGCGATAAAAAACAAGATTGCCAACGCTACCTAACCATTGAAATTGATACCAAAGATTATATGTGGCACATGGATGCAATGAAGGAATTAAAAGAAATGGATTGCAGTTTTTTTATAGATTTTCGAGGAAATTATGATGACTATTGAAAGAGAGTTGCTAAGAAGAATATCAAGCCATAGCGGTACTACAATGGATACCCATTTTATTTACGAAATACAAAAACTCCTCACCCAACCTGAGCAAGAGCCTTTGAGTGATGATGTAATAGCAGATTTATGGGGGGATAAATATGCTGGTAAAACTTTTATGGTTCGTAACTTTGCCAGAGCAATAGAAAAAGCACACGGTATTGGGGGTGGGGGATGAGTAAACCAGCGGCATTTATTATGGTAGAAGGCGGACGAACTTGGCTTAGAGCTAGTGCTGAAACCGAAGAAGCAATACGAACAGGCTTTATCATGGAGAGTATACCTTTATACACAGCACCAGCAGCCCGAAAACATTTAACTGGCATAGAAATATCACAAGGGTTTAAAGCTGATGATGATGCCACACACCCGTATAGCTATTGGGCAGGTGTTAATTTTGCTGAAAAGCATCACGGCATTGGAGGTGGTGACCACTTTGCGGGAATAGCGATGCAAGGGATATTAACAACACTATCTAAAACAGTCAACCCCGATTCAGTTGCGCAGATGTCATACAACATGGCAGACGCAATGATTGCAGGGAGGGAAAAGAAATGATTAGTGAAAAAGAAATAGAAGAATACATTGACTCAATACGCTCATCATTATTTAGTGAAGAATACTATTCTGAAGAATGGGAAGAAGGTTTTGAAGATGGCGTTAGATGGGCGGAAAAACAACTGGAGGAAAAACAATGAGTAAAGGTTCAGCGCAACGTCCTATAAATGATAGGAAAAAGTTTGAAGAAAACTGGGATAAGATATTTGGTGATAAAAAGAAAGAGGAAAAGAAATGAAAAATTTATTTTTAATATTGCTATTAATACCAATTATTGTTTTAGCTTGCGATGATGATGCTGGTTATGATTTGGCAGCACAAGCACGCACAAGTCAAATAACAAACGAATTACGCCAGCAACGAAATGATGCTAATTATAATGCTTATATAAATGAACTTAATCAAGATAGACAAATACGTCAAGAAAGAAACAACGCTTATCAAACACAAATGATTTTGCTTGATGGTCAATTTGTTCGTAAATAAAAAAAGGGGATGCTTAGGTATCCCCAAGCTACGAGCGCAAACTATTTTTTCCTTTTAGCTTTATCAGCTTTTACAAACTCTTGAGCAACCTCAACTGGTATCTTAACTTTCTTTGCAAACTTTGGATTATGTGCTGCTGCTTGCATTAACTTTTCTTGTGCTTTTGATTTTGATGGCATTATCTTTCCTCTGATGTTTTGTTTTCATTGTTAAGTAATAAAGCACCTAATAATCCACTTGCTAACAAACTTGAGCTGTTTTTTCTTAGTGGATCAAATGCTGCAAAACGTGAGCGCAACAATGATGGATCATTAATTGCTGTTACATCGCTTTTTTGTTTTTTATATTGATCTTCCATAAAGTTTCTAGCTTCAACAAACTGATCACCACTTACATTAGAAAACTCTGGATTAACATCAATATTATATTTATCTTTTAAAAAATCTTTTGCTCTAAAAATATGACTATTTAATCCTAAATCTTCTAAATTTTTTATTGTTATTCCTTTATATCCAGCATCTTTTGCAAGCTGTCCTAATTCATCTGTTGAAGTATAATCATTTTTTTCAAGTGGCAATACATCTGTTAATGGTTTTCTTTTTGAATAAAGAGAATCTGTTAAAATATCAGACCAATGCTGTCCTTTTGCATTTACTTTTAAAAGGTCTTTATCATTTAATAATAAAGGCAAAATATTGCCTCCTTGAAATCCTTGCACATAAGTTTCTGAAGCTATTGGATTAGTTCCAACAAATGCTCCAGCTCCTCTTGTTTTGCCTTTTCCTTCTACGCTCATTGCTGTTATATCTGCATTTGTCCCATGATATACAGGAACATTAAGTGTATCTTTATAAGATTGTCTTTCAGGATTAGCCATAGCATTTTGCACATTATACCTTTGCAACTGTGGTGTTTCCATAGCTAAAGCATTGGCTTCATATTGCGTCATTTCTTTTGGAGATAACTTTCCTACTGATAAGTATTTTTGCAATAAAGTAGCATTAAGATTATCTTTAATAGGATTAGGTATTTTAATAGCCAACGCCATACCAGCCATGCCCATACCATTACCCAACGCCCAATCAGCTAACTTCTTACTGTATTCTTGGCTTTTAGCATCTTGTGTATTAGTAAACTGTGGTGGTACAAGGTTTTCAAGACCTTTAGTAACATTAGATGCTACTCCAGTATATCTAGGATTGTTATTAAATAACTGACTGTAATCTTGACCAGCAGATTTTAAACCATTAACAATTTCTTCTAATGTCATCAACGATCCTCCCTGGCTTGGTATAATAAATTTCCAGTAAGTGTTGGATCAATATTTAAATAATCAAACATACCTTTTAACTTTTTAGATGTTTTTGTTACAGGTTTTGATAATAAACCAACACCATAAGCTGCTTCACCCATTAATCTAGGTGATTGTGCCATAAGCATAGGTACAGCCAATGGTGCGCCACCAACCGCATAACTTCCTATACCTGTTAATCCAGCATTTGCAAGACCTCTTGGAGTCCATGAGTTAAGTGCTTGACCTGCTATTGCAGAAGTAAGTTCATTCCTTCCTTGATCTTCTAAAGTTTTAAACAGATCAAGTCTATTTCCATAATTTGTATTAACATTATTACGCATTAAAGACTGTAGTTTACGCATCGCTGTATCTGGATTGCCAGACTGTTTTAATGAGAATGTACGGTCTATTTCATTGATTAAATCAGATGCCTGTGAATAATCCTTCATCACTTTTGAATAGGTTGGTGCTTGATTAGATATTTCATTCTTTACTGAATCATAAAGATTTTTAGCTACCATTCTTGCAGTCTTTTCTTCGTATGGAATAGACTCTTGTATTCCACCTATTCTTTGCTTAAGCGAATCAAGACCTATTGGCGTATGATATTCAGCAGGATCTAAATTTTTCCAGTTATTAATTTCATCAGCTATTTTACTAAAAGCAGTAAATGCAACATCATTCTTTGGTTTTCCTTTGAATGTTACCTTGTCATATGTATTTGCTAAAGTATTGTCTATCTTATTAAAATCTAATATTGATTTATCATTAGATATACCAGCTATTCCTTGTTGATATGCTTGTGCTTTTGTAGCACCCATATCAGCAACATTTTGTTTTGCCATATCTAAAACATCCTGCATAGGAACATTGCCCCGCATGTTTCCTAAGAATGTTTCAGCCATCTTTCCACCTTCAGTTCCTGCTCTAGCTGCTGTTTTTAAACTTTCTCCGCCTGTATGTGTTCCAACTCCACCAATCACATTTGCAAGACCTCTACCAAACGAAGGAGTTGCATTAACAGCAATAGATAAAGGATCAACAATGCGTCCTGCGCCTGCTACAATATTACCAACTTTAGTCAACGCTGGAATTTTTGAAGCTAAAGAACCACCACCTGTTAGCACTGTTGAAAAATCACCTAATACGCTTGCAGGATCAGATGCTAAAGCTTCTTTAAAGTTTTCCACATTACCATAGCGTGATTTATAAAAATCAACGACAGCGTTTAATTTAGCAGGATTATTGCGTGTGCTTTCTGGCATCATTTGAACAATAGCATCAGGAAGCACTTTCTGAAGCACAGCATTGCCTAAATCTAAAACACCTTGTGCTGTATCAACAGGATGTAAAACGCTAGACACAACGTCACCAGCTACGCCAACAGTAGATGATGGAAGATTGGAAACGCCTCTTGTTGCTACCTTTAACCATGATTGTGGTTTGTTTTCTTGCATGGTAGGTTTTAACGGCAGATCATACTTATCAGGAGATACCCAACCTTTGCCATTCCAAACATTACCGCCTAATGTATCACCAGCCTGTAGGCTGGCTTCTTCAACTTGCTTTCCACTATAATCAGTTCCTTGTGCAGCTAATTCTTTTGCAAACTTTGTGGCATGCTCTGTATCGCCTCTTTGTTGCGCTAGATAAAATGCTTTTTGTAAATCACCATAGGAACTCATTATTGATTCTCCATTAAGTATTGTTCAGCAGATTTTAAACCACCTCCTGTTGATGGAGAATATGATCCATAATCTGTTTTAGGTAAAAACTCTGGAGGTATTCCAAGTTTTAAACCTTCTATTGCAGTTCTTCTTGCATTAGCTTTTTGTTCCTGTATCTTTTTTGATTCATTTGGCTGTGGAAAATATTGTTTTACTCCACTTGCAAATTCAACATCACCAATAACAGCACCAGACTCAGGTCTTAATACAGAATTAAGGAATTGACGTTGAGCCTGTAAAACACGTTGGTCATTTTCACTTATAGCAGCATTAGCTATGTCACCTAAGATTGGTGTATTCTCTAAATATCTAGCACCTTTTACATAAGATGGATCATATTTAGTCCCAACTTCAGATAAAACCTTATCTGCTTGCATCATTCTTGTAACAAAGTCTAAATCTTTTCTTTGCCAATCTTTTAATTCAACTGGTGCAGGTGCTTTGCTAATAACACTAATAGCTCCTTGTGGATTAACTTGTGCAACATCTTTTTCATTAAGACCAATTTCTTTGTTTTGCGCTGGTGTTAATATATTACCCATAGCACCTGCAGCACCAGTATTAATATTAATTCCTCCATCTGCTTTGTACGGTTCGCCAACTGGTACAGGTTGGTTATTAGCATCAAGATAGAAATTAACTTTATAACCAGGTTTATTAGGAACACCCATAGAATGTAGAGCAGGTTGAGGAGTTGGTTTTGACAAGTTAGTCATCATATCAAAACCTTGAGATGCTAAAGCCTTATCAGGAAGACCAGCAAGACCAATAGCAAATTCTGGCATGGTTATTTGTCCACCCATTAATCCTGTTCCTTTAGTTGGCATTACTGCACCCCTAAATGGTATTGGAATATTATTACCAGCAGTTCCTTTAGTTCCAATCAATTCACGCAACTTTGCAAATGAATCTTCTTGTTGATTTTCTTGTCTTCTATTAGCAGAAACTTGAGCAATCTCACTTAAACTCGGAGGATTCCAGTATTGAGCTTGTTCAGGAACTTTTGCAACAGGTTGGTTGTTACTTTGCATTAGATATGAAAGCATCTCACCAAGACCTGAGCTTGAATTTTGTTGAGGTTGTTGTCGCTGGACAATATCACCTCTTAACATATCAACAATATTAAATGCCACTACGCACCTCCCATTAATCTTCTAAATAATGACATCATATCTTCGTTTGGATGAATAGCACCAGGCATTTGAGGCATAGTAGCTTGTGGAATACCTGTCTGTGGAAGCTGCGCTACACCAACAGAAGTCATTGGTTGTCTTTGTTGTTGAGGCTGTTGTTGTTGCATAACCTGTTGCATCATTTGATTATACATCGGATCGTTGGCTTGTCCTGCAACTAATCCAGCAGAAACATCTTGTGGTTGCGCCCATTTCTCCCAACTACGATTACTTTGTTTTTGTGCAGGAATGGTTGCTGTTGATCCTATTGTTGATGACATCATAGGATTAGTAGTTGTAGGTGATCCTGTTAATGCTTGATTTAATGAACTTTGTGGCAATACAGCACCTGCAACCTGTCCAGACATGGCATTGCCAGAACCTCCCATAGGATTCTTTCTTAGTAAATCAACAAGACTTCCACCGCCACTTAATAACTCCAATAAACTACCCATTACTTAGCACCTCCACCGCCACTCATACCCATAGCATTACTGTTCCCAGAACTGCTACCTGAATTAAGCACTGTTGGTGATCCTAAAGCATTTGCATAGTTACTAATGTTTTGCCACGGCATCATGCCAGGAGCAAAAGAACCCATACCAAGATTTTGCATATTCTGTCCCATACCTAAAGCACCAGTAGAAACGCCTTGCTGTTGACCTAACATGTTTGACATTAGTTGCTGTCTAGCAAGTGTTCCTTGATCTGCCTGTTGTGCAATGTTAAGTTTGTTTTGCAAGTCTTTATCAAAAGTATTATAACCAACATCTGCTAAATTCTTTTGCAGATTACTATTAATGTCATACATGCCTTGAGAAGTTGCTGTTCCATGTCTTGACCCACCAGACATTCCAGAAGCTGCTGCTCTTGCATCAAGATTAGAAAGCATATTTGCAGTTGCTCTATTGGCATCAGCAGCATAACCAGCTTTCATTGCATCAGCATAGGTATTACCCTGTCCACCCATCATCTGGGAATAGATGCTTTGTGTGTTAGTTGGAGCATTTAACGATTGCTGTAATGACTCAGAAAGTCTATTGGCATTATCCATATTTTGATATACACCACCACCTAACTGGTTTTGCCATGCTGGCATTGCAGCTTGGTTTGTTTGGTTAATGTAATCTTGCGCTCCACCCATTTGTTGATTAATGGTATTTCCAACATTACCATAAGTACCTGCTGCTGCATTGTACATCTTAGTAAGCGCGTCAGATTGCCACTTAGGTATTTTTTGTTGAAA